ATTTTCCAATCTCTCCAAAAGCGAGTTGTTGTCTAAAGGGATAAAATTAGTAACATTTGCAGAAATATCTTGGTTTTGTTTTAAACATTTATACATCTTTCTAGTATTTCTATCATAATAAATATAATTAGGATTTTTTACACCCTCATCTTGTATATCACCACCATATCCATAAGCTCCTGCTAATCTTGCTAACATCATTCCCTCTAATGCTTTTCCTTCTTCTGTTCCAAGTTGTACTATCCCAGCCTTTTCTCTTGTTGCTCCTTCTTTTATTGTAGCTAAGCTATTATCCATTTCACCTATTTTTTTATCTATCAATTCTGAATTGTGATTAAATACTTCAATATCATAATAATCACTGCCTTCTGGTTGTGCTAATCTTATATTTTCAGTATACTTTGCCATTTTATTTATCTCCTTTCATCATAGATATTTTTATGTGTTTTAGTTTTTAACTCATTATTTTTTAAATTTCCTACTTCATTCTGTTTATGATACTTACCTACTACTGCACTATCTTCATATAATCTAGTGTCGTAAATTTCTTTATGGCTTTTTGCTTTTAAAGAATTATGTAATAAATAAGCTACCTGGTTATGTGTGTTGTATCTAAATTCAATACTAAAATTTAGATGTGCAGGTTTTATAACTTCTATTACTGCCTTAAAGTTTTCAATATTTTTAGGTATTCCAACAATAGAGGTAAATAGTATTTTAAAAGCATAGTTTGGATTATCTTCTACAACTTCAATTTCTCCATTTGTAAAAGTTTTGGCAACTCTTGCTATCATCTCTTTTGTAGTAGTTCCATAACTTCTTAACTTAGAAATTAAATTCTCTCTTCTTTCTTCAATATTGCTTGTTTTATCTCCAACACTTAAACCAAATATTCTTTCCCAAATTGGTAAGGACCAGGTAGCAGTGTAAATAAAAAATTGATTTAATACATCTTTTGAGATTAAATCAACTGTATCTAATTCTTTTTCTATTATTTCTTGTAATAAAGTTACTTCTAAAATACCTCTGTAATACTTTGGCATATGCCTCATTAATCTTTTAGCTTCCAACTATATCACCTCTTTTTGTAAAGTGATTGTGGTTAATTTTGGAATCTCCTCAGCTGCTAACTGTACATTTAAAGTTGTATTATTTATTTTTAAGTCATCATAATCACTAACCCCTTGAATATTTAATAAGATATTTCCTAATTGTGCATAACTTACGTAATCCTGTTTAAACCCTACTTTCCTAAAATATTCTTTTACTTTTGTTTCAAATTCTGTTTTTACTTCATCAAATTTTATATTTTTAGAAATTTTAACAGTACTTGAAATTGATATAGCTTTACCTATTGCACTCTTTACTGTAACAGTAGCCCCTATTGGTCTGACTTCTTCTAAATAATCTCTTACTCTTTTTAGTAAAGTTTCATCAGCTTCATGAATATCACTATTTACTACAACTACCTTTACAGTACCATTACCAGCCCATAGTGGAAATACTTTAACTCCTCCTACTCCTTCAACTTCAAAAGCCCACTTTTTATAGTGATAGATGTTTCCTGATGTTACAGGCTCTCTAACTTTAAAATAATATCTTTCTCTTAATTCATCATCAGTTTCTCCATCATATCCATCTAATGTTTCAGAATTATTTATCACTTCACTTAATCCTGGAATAGTTATAGGAAAATTTGTAATAGTCCCTTTAGGTATATTATATATTTTCCCATATTTTTCACTTTCAATAGGTACTTCAACACTTCCAGTAGCAGATATTGTTTTTTCTTGTGTAGTTAAATAAATATAGGTATCACTTGCAACTTTGGTATTAATTTCTATTACTGTTCCTGGTACTCCTTTTATAATTACAGTACCTTTTGACTTTGTTGCTTTTCTTCTAAATACTCCTACCTCTTTACATATATTGTCTAAATACTCACCTTCTGCTGTTTCTGCAAATGAGTTTAAAAATATATATTCTAAGGTTTTTCTTATCTCTTCTATTTCTATACTTACAGGTGCTAAGTTATCATAAAATAAGCCTCCTTCTGTCTTATCATATTCATCATTTACCTGGTTAAGCATATTTTTTAAAATTTCTTTCCATTCTTTTTTTATTATCATAAATACCCCTCCCATTCAAATGTTTTGAAGTCTTTTAAAACTACTTCAAATTTGGTTTTCAAGGTATGTTTTTCTAACTTTATATCAATATTTCTAATTTCTATTATCTGTTTATTTTTCTTAATTGTTTCAGTCAATTCTCTCTCAAACTCACTATATAAAACAGGTGTAGGAAATCTTTGACTAAGTAACATAGCCTTATATTTCATCCCATATTGATTAGGCCCATTATATTTATAAATATTCCATTTATATTTTTCTGTTAAAAGAACCTTTTCAATCCACATTCTAACAGCTCTTTCATCATCTGTTTTTATTAATTGTCCATTTGATTTTAATAACTTCTTTTTTTGAAAGTCTATCAAAAATGTTTTACCATTACTGTTTTTACTATTATTTGTCTCTTGTTTAGAGTAATCAACAAAATCTATTTTTGGTAATATTCCCATTCTAAACTCACCTCTGGAGCATAATTAAAAACATCTACTACAAAAAACTTGTCCTCCTCTGTGTTAGGTATAACAAGCACATACATTCCTTTTTTTAGATTAAAAACTGTCTGTAATATAAATTTACCTTTATCTTTATTGTCTTTTTTACTTGAACTAGATTTGTATGAACCAGTGTGTCCTGTTAACATTAAATTTGTATCTCCACCACTATCATTCCCAGCACCACTAGTATTTAAATTTGTAATGTTACAATTAGTAGACCTATTACCTTCACTTTCAAATTCTTTCATAGTACATTCAATAGCTAATCTATTAGTTATTGCATTAGATAAATAAATCTTATCACTATCAATAACACCATAACCATTTAAAAGTTCGATAGAGATGTCAGGGAGAGGCTTTAAAATTTTCCCCAAAACAGCACCTATTGGACTTGGATTTTCTCTTTCTCTAAATTTTTCTGCCACTGCTATATCCCAAGACTTTTGGTTTTCACTCACTCCATAAACACCTCCAGTTTTAAATTGATTCTGTGGATTCCATTCTGCACAGTGTGAGAACTTTCTTTTATCAGATACTCACCTTTTAAATTAAAAAGTGGTATGTCTATATCAATGACTCTACCACTCTTAACATTATCATCACCAAGCACATCAATACTAAAGTCCTCAGTGATTTTATTTAGTTTTTTCAATTCATTTTTAGCAACTAGATTAGCTTTTTTAAATTCTTTTTCATCTAATGTTACCACTTCTTGTAGCATACCATACTTTTTAATACTTTCGTTATCTTGTTCTTTTCCTATTGTTCTAACTGCTTCTTTATTTTGTGTTATAACCAAAATAGAATTTTTCATATCAACTATCGATCTACTTAATGAAACTTCTCCGATGTTTTTAGCTACATCTATAAAAGTATTTTTGTGCATTTCATATTGGCCAATAACTTTTATTTTTTTGAATGGTCCTATTTTTAAAGTTCCTTTATCATATTCAATAAAGAATTTTTTAGAATTGAATTGCGAACATTGTTCTATGATGTCATAAATAACGCCTGAGATAGTCTTATCCTTGTAAATTTTATCTATCTTAGTATCTAATCCACTTACTTCAACTTTTATTCCAATTTCACTGCATAAGGATTTAATACAGTCATTCCCTACCATCTTTTTAAATTGTTTTATCACAGTTGATTTATTCAAATACCAAGCCATATCATAAGCAGTAAATGATGTAGTCTTTCCATTAGGACTTTCTGATACTATAATAGCTTGTACTAATGTTTCTCCTTTATCATTGATTATTTGAACAGGATCACCTAATGTAATATTATAGAGAAAAGATAGATTTTTATCAAACTTATTTACTGCAAGTTCAAAACTTACCTCAACTCCTAATGTATCAATGCTATCTCTCCAGGTTAAATCTCTTATGTAATTAGTTACATCTATTTCTTTTACTATTGTCCTATACATTATTATCAACCTCACCAGGTAAAATATATTCTTTTATATCTAAGGTATATGGAACATCTCCAGCCTTATCTCTAAAAGAATAAGTAAAATTATATCTACATAGCATATTTAAGACCACTCTGTACTTATCAACTATAATAATTCTTAAAGGTACTCTCGCATCTCTATACTTTTCAAAAAAGTTTATATAGTATTTTGGAGGTTGAAAATTAAAGAAACTTACAAAACTATATCTTTTAGATGGAAAAAAAGAAGAAAATGAAAAGTTTCTAAGTCCTTTACCACCGATTAAATTAAGAGTTTTTCCATTAATTGTATTAAACTCTTCATCCATTGTTTCACAGTTTACAGGTTCTATATTTTGGACTACTGGAATATTAACTATTTCTTGCTGTACTCCATTATCTTCAACTATAAAAATTATATTCATTTTCTTATCTCCTATCCTACATATTATTTAAAGCTGCTAAAATCTTATTTGCTGTATATTCTCCATATTTTTCCATGTGTTCTTTTTCACCAATAAAGTTTCCAGAAACAGTTATATTTACTGTAATTCCTTTGTTGCTACTTCTTTTTTCTAATGTTTTACTTTCTTCATGGCTCATTATTTTAGTTCCAGCTGGTAAAATAGCAGTTTCATCTCTTCCACCCTCATTTATTCCAGTTACTCCACCTTTAAAGTACGCAGTACCTAAAGCATGTCTTGGATTTTTAACTGAGGTAGTAGATGAACCAGTTCTATTAATTCCTCCTATTGAATCAGTTGTTTTAGTTGTTTTTTCAGTTATATTAATTGTTTTATCATCAACAGGTGTACTATTCCAAAATTTCAACTTATCAATTAGTCCACCAAAGGCTTTTTTTGCAGTTTCGATTGGGTGTAATATAATATCTAATGCATTCATTAAGCTATCCCAAGCACTCATAAAAGCACCAGTAATAAAATCTGTTACTTTATTAAAACCTTCTTTTAACTTATCTAATGCACTTACAACTCCATCCCATATAGCTGTAAATATCCCACCAACCACATCACAAACACCTAATATAACATCTTTCACATAGTTAAATGCACCAACTAAACCATTCCATATATATTCACCAAAACTTTTAATAGTATCCCAATTTTCTGTAATTACATCTTTCAAAAATAGGAATGCATTAATCATAGCACCTACAGGGTTTCCAAACTTAATTATAAATTTGAGTACCTTGCCTAATGGATTATTGTCTAATTTCTGCCAAAATTCCACTACTTTTTTCTTTACTAAGTCCCAGTTTTTGCATAATAACCATATACCACCAACCAATAAAGCAATAGCAGTAATTACAAAACCTATTGGATTTGCATTCATTGCAGCATTTAATAACCATTGTTTTACAGTTAAAGTTCCTGTTGCTGTTGCTTGTGCAGCATCCCAAGCCATTTTTACTTTTGTTATTGCAACCATAGCTGTTGTATAAACCCATGCTCCAAACATCACTAATTTATATGCTGCTATTGCACCAACAAGAGTATAAACGACAGGACTTATTCTATCCCAATTATTTATTATGCCTTGTGCTATATCTATTGCAACAGTTCCAGCATCTGATAATATTTGCCAAGTTTCTTCTAATGCTGGTTTAACTTTTTCAAATATTTTTCCAAACATATCCTTAATTTGTGTTATATAAGGTTCTGCTTTTGTAACTAATTCTTGAATTTTATCAGCAATTCCTAAAATAAAATTTTGAATAGCTGGTATTTTAGTTTCGAACCATTTAGCAAACTTTCCAAGATATGGTAGTAGTTTCTTCCCTACTTCTTCTTTCATATCTCCCCAAGCATTTTTAGCAGCTACAATTTTACCTTCATCTGTTTCACGAAGAGCCTTATTTGTTCCACCAATAGATTCATTTAACTTTTTACTGATAAACTCCATTCTTTGCTCTTGCTTCATAGTCTTAAATAGCTTTTCCTCAGCAGCAGTTAAAGATACTCCATATTTTAAAAGACCTTTTGTTTTACCATTCATAGCCTTACCTATAACATCAGCCATAGCAACTGCATCTTCTTGAGTTCCATTTAAACCTTTTTCTTTGGCTATCATATCATTTAAGTTAGGCATTAATTTTTTAATTTGGTCACTTTTTAAACCATAAACAGCTAATTGATTTGCTCCTGCTAATGCAACTTCATCTCCAATTACACCTACATTTTGTAATGCACTAGCTTCATCTTTTATTGCTTGTATTTGCTCTTTACTCGCATTGCTTGTCCGTTTCATAGTAGTTTCAAGTAATTTCTCAATTCTTACCTGATCCTTAGCTGCATCAATAGATTGTTTTGCAAATAAAACTGCACCAGCAGTTAATGCTCCAAATCCAATTGCTGCCCATTTTGCTACAGATTTCATTCCATCTTTTATTTTTCTACCAAATGCTTTTACTTGGTTTCCAGCTTTTTCAAGTTGTCTATCCATATTCTTAACACTCTTAGTAGCTTTCTGTAAAGGTGTTGTGAATTGGTCTTTTAAACTAAGTAATACACCAATAGTCTTTGCCATTTAAACCTCCTTTCTAAAAAGATAAAAAGGTACTTAGCTTTTTATACTAAGTACCTGATTTATTCATTCTTTCAATTTCAAGATCCATTGTTGCTATCATAAATAACTTTTCTTCATATGATAAATTTAATAGATAATCGTATTTAAACCCTCTAAGCAAATAAAAAGAGAGGAATGCCATATCGGTATCCTCTAATATTAGTTTTTTATATCTTCAATCTCTTCTTCTAAGACTTTACTAGCTTTATCAGATTCTTCACCTAATCCATAAAGGTTTAGAATAAAGTTAGATAGCTTGTTTATTTCCCCTAAATTTTCATCAAATACAGGTATTACAATTTCATAAGGTTGTGCTACTTCATAAGTCTTTTGCAATTCTTTATCATGTAAAATAGGACAATGTTTATAGATTAATTTACAGTTAGCATTGTAAGCTGCTTCTGTTGTTTTTTCTTCTGTACTATCCATAATTTTTATTACATCTTTTGCTTTATGTTTTACAACTTCTATTGTTCCACCCAATACTTCTGAATTAAATAGCACCACTTTCATTTTATCATTTTCTGATTGTTGTTTCTTTGCAATTAATATTTCTAATGTTATATTTTTAGCCATTTTTATATCCTCCTTATATCATATCTATATATCTAAAATGTGAAAAACTAAAAGGAACTTCTTCCTCTCTTAAAGCTTTATTTTCAAATTTTAACGCCATTAATTCACTAATTGTAACGCCTGTTAATTCAACTCTTTCTGCTCCATAAGCTGTTGGGTCATCTAGTTTTGCAACTATTTTAAAATCTGGCATATTACCATTTCTTATACCATCAGCCAGTAACTTTCCAATAGTAGAATCTATTTTATGAAGTGTCATAGTTCCTTCACCAGTAAAGCCCATATATCTTTTTGACTTTCCTAGTTCTCCCATAATATCCACATCTTCATATTCTAGTGTAACTTTAGCTTCAAAAGATTTTACAGAACCTAATTCTTCTCCATCTAGCCATACAGCCCCAAATGAACCTCTTAAAATTTTATTTTTATCCATTTTATTAGCCATCTACCTGTCCTCCTTTTAGAACATATTAATTGTAAATTTAAAGTCTTCAACAGCATTTAATATCTTAATTTTAGCTTTCATAAATACTTTTTTCTTAAATGCAGTCTTTTTAACTTTTTCATCATCCCATTCTTCCACTTCTTTTTTACCTACTCCAAGCCATGCTAATCTTTGTGCTTCAACATCAACTTCTGAATAGTTATCATATTCTTTATCCAAAATATCCTCTTTCTCTAATTCTTTGAAATAAGCATTAATTGCAGTAAAGAATAAAACTTGATTATCATATTTGTTTTTATACTTACCTATCCATTTCTTGAATGTTGAGTAAATATCATCTCTCATTAAGTCCATAGATTCAATTATGATAATGTCTTTCATATCTTCAGTTTCATCTTGTGTAATTTCTTCTAAAGATGTACATGCTCTTGCAACTCTTATATCTCCTTCATCTTTATACAGACAGAAACCACCTTTATCAATAACATCATCTATTTCATCAAATATAGAAACTTCCTTTAAATTCCCACATAAAAAGCTAGTTGCAGATCTAGTCATTGGCAACCCTGCTAACATTCCTAAGATTGTTGGTACATATTGCCAACCTTCAACTTCTCCTCTATTATCTACAAATGTAACCTTGTCATTCATTAAGTTTACTATGCCTTTGTTATCTGGTTTAGTAGCCTTAAATACAACAGCTTTATAAGTTTTACCTGCTTTTCTTACTGATTTTATCCAAGAAACAAGTGTTGCAGTATCTCCATCTTTCCCATCATAAGTTAATCCTAGCCAGTTAATTCTTTCTTGTGCCACTTTCTTTAATGTATCTGTTAATGTTCCAGTTCCAACATTAAATACAACTACTTTATTTGGTGTATATTCAAAGCTATCTTTAATCAATGGTAATACTTCAGCAGAATAATCATCACTTTTTATATCAGTAATATCTTTGTATACCTTTCTATCCCATTTTTTAGTAGGTTCTTTTACTATTAATCCAACTATACCTAATTGACTTCTTTTAACAGCTGTAACTGCTAATTGTTTAAAAATAATTTCTATTTTAGGTAATCCCATTTATTTACCTCCTATTTCTTATCAAAACGATACTCTAATTCTTCCATCATTTCGCCATCTATATCATTTTCTATCTCTTCCATACTCAAACTATCAAAACTTGCTATTAATACTCCATCTTCAGTTTCTTCAAACTCTATTTCATCAACAGGAATAGCAAAAGTTTCATTTACCCACAATGTACCTAAGAAAGCATTTTCAATTTCATCAGATATTTTTAATCTTTCTTCTCTTCCTTTACCAGGTAAAGTAGTAAAAAAATAAATTCTGATTGTAAAGTTTCTTTCCTTAAAAGTAGTCATAAAAGCACTTGTTTTAAGACCATCTAATTCAGTTCTAAAACTAGGTCTATTAAACTTTTCTCCTAAGTCTTTACTATCAATTTCTATTTTAGGAAATGTTTCTTTAAGTTTTACATTAACAGCTTTTAGTATCTGACTTAATTTAATCATTAGAAACCTCCATTTTTAATAACTTCATCTATAAAACCATCTGCTGCTTGTAAAAATTCATCTTGAAACTCTCTCTGTGAATCTTCTAAAATATGCTCTCCTTTTTTAAAACCATGTTCTTTACCAGTTTTATCTTTTATGATATGCCCATTCTCTATTAGATGTGCATGAGGCATTGAATTATAAACCCTAACTGTATCTTCTTCACCTTTATATTTATAAACTTTACCTCTTTTAAAACCTTTCAAATAGTTACCAGTTTTAACTTTTACTTTAGATTTTGCTTTCTTTTTAGCCTTAGCTTTTAATTTATTCCCTTGTTTTTGTAAGAATTTTTTAGCTTCTTTTGGGTATTTTCTAGCAAGTCTTAATACTTCTTTTTCAAGATCTTCTAAATCATTTGTTGAAAAAACTCCCATTTTACTCCTCTTTTCTTACACAAAAAACTTCTATGAACTGATTATCTTTAAAATCTCTGTTAAAATAAATAACTTCATACTTCAATCCATCATAAATAAAAAACCAATCCTTTTTTATTCCAGGAACTGATTTTATTCTAAATATGAATTTGAATTGATGTTGATTTTCTTCTGTTCCAGCTTCTCCATTTTTTACACTAGAATTTAAAGGAACTATTTCACAGTATGCTTTTTTTAATAACTCTGGCTTTTTCTCATTTTCTCCAAGTTCATTAACTATGTCTATCATATGATAGACATCAATAAGATGTCTTAATCTCTTAGTTATATCATTCAAAATTATCACCTACTTGTAACTGAGTTAATAGACTTCTAGCTGTATAACTAAGGTCTTTACTTTCCTTTTGCTCTCTGTTATCATACCAATCTTGAACAAGTACACAAGCTAGAATTTTAGACCTTTTAATAAACTTTTCTTTTGTTGCTTTTTTATCAAAGTCATTTATTGCATCTCTAAGATAATCTATTGCTGCAATCATTAAAGATTGCAACAATGTATCATCTTCATTGTAATCAATTCTTAGATAATTTTTAGCTTCTTCCAAAGTTAAAATATCTGCCATATCAACCACCTATTATTTTGTTTCTAATTCAAGATAAACCATAGCATCACTATCTACTTTTTTAACATCAAATCTTTCTATTGCTCTAATATAAGTTGCATTTTTAGTAAATCCTGCTTCAGTAGATAGTGCTAATTCTAATCCTTCTCTATCAAAGAAAGTTATAAATTCAGTCATATCTCCAACGAATACAGGTGCTTTTTTTACATTCATTGGTAATAAAGCATCAGACAATACAACGATATTTCTACCTTTAAATATTTTTTGAGTTGTATTTTGTAAATTTGTATCTAGTAAAGGTCTACCTTGTTTATCTGTTAAGTTATCTAAAAAATTAAACCCTGTTTGGTTAGTTATAATTATTGCATTCGCAGAAATAGCAGGGTCTAAATCTACATTTAATGCAGTATTTATAACTGTATAATCTGCAGCTGCTTTTGGACTTAATGCTTTCAATATTGCTATTATCTTTTTGTTTTCAGTATTGATTGCCTTTTTAGTAAATCTTTTTCCAACATAATTAGTTAAATTAGCTTTTTCATCAGCTAATAAAGTATTTGATATTGGGATAATATCTCCATAGTCAGCAACATTATATGCAACTTGTGCAAAATCAACATCTGATTTATTGATTTCATTCAATTCTTCAAATGCTATTAATTCCCCTGTGCTTCCAGTTTCAATAGGCATACTTCCCTTTAATGATGTAACAGGCAATACATTACAATAATCTTTTAATGCTACTTTATTTCTTCTTAACTCTTTAATTTGATTAAATTGTTCTAATGGTACTAAGTAACCACCCTTGCCATCTGTTGCCTCTACTTGTCCTGGTGTTCCAGCTGCATTTAAAAATTGTTTTTCTTCTTCTGTTATAGATTTTCCTAATAGAACTCTATTATAAATTCTATTAACATCCATTTCTTCATTTGTTCCTAACGGTACTTTATTACCTTTATTCATAACTGTTAAAGCCTCCTCTGTTTCTGCTTCTTTTATTCTATTTTCTAAATCTTTTAAACTATTTAACTTAGCATGTGCTTCTTCAATCTTTCCACTATCCTTTAATGCTTTAATTTCATTTCTAAGTGTTTCTAATTCCTTTTTTAATTCTACTGATTTTTTCATAGTTAAATACCTCCTGTCAATAACTCTATTTCAATTTCTTTTTTCATATTTTCCAATTTAATTCTTTCTTTTTCCTCTAACTCTGCTTTTTTATCATTAATTTTATTTAAAATATTTCTAGGAATATTTTTAAATTTTTGATTTGTAGATACATAATTTACAAAATTAGCTTTTTCATCAACCTTTACATCAAAATATTTAGCTGCTTCCTGACCATTAAACCAACTTTCTTCTTTCATTAGATTTAATATTTGTTCTTTAGTAACTCCTTCAACTGCCTTTTCTTCATAAGTATTGGCAATTCCATCTTCTAATTTTTCTAATACTTCTATTTGTTTTAAAAAATCATCAGCATTACCAAATATTCCACAACTTACTCTGTGTATCATTAAATAAGCATTACTTGGAATAATAATCTCATCACAACCAAAAGCAATTATTGATGCTGCACTTGCAGCTAAACCATCAATATAAGCTACTGTTTTTCCTTTGTGATTTTTTAACATATTACAAATAGCAACACCAGCAAACATATCTCCACCATAGCTATTTATATGAACATGAACCTCTTTGTTTTCTCCTTCTTTCAAAGCATCTTTTATATCTAGTGGATATATATTTGTGTCATTTATGCCAAATACTTCTAAAAAACCATCATTTACTACATCACTTTCTATATCTCCATTGATATAAATTTCAGTAATTTCTATCTGATTTCTTATTTCTAACCACTTATTTTTACTCACTTTTAGCACCTCCTTTTTCATAAGCTATTCCTAATTTTTCTAATGGCACATAACTTCCATTCATTACAATTACATCACCTCCATCTATTGCAGTAAGTCCTGCCTTTTTTCTAGCTTCATTTATTGTGTATATTCCACTTTGAACATACTTGGTTAAACATTCAGCTTGTGTTTTTAGATCCCCTTTTAAAATACTTGCTACATTAAATTCAAAATGTAGACCTTTCAATCTTTCACTTTCTGTAAGAAGTTTTAAATTAAACTCCTCTTCATAGAGTGTTAGAATATATAAAAGAGTATCAATATAAAAAGTCAAGTTTTGCATTTCTGAGTTTGCATAGCTTGACTTATCATAATCATTCAAATGATTTGGCTTTACTCCAAAAGCAGCTGCTATTTGTAAAGCATTATATTTCTTTAATTCAAAGAATTGACTATCTGTTAATTTTAAATCTAATGGTACTATATCCATTCCAGGTGGTAATGGTAATATTCCTGTTGGATTATTTTCAGTGCTAATAAATTCTTCTATTGCCTCAAGCATTTTCTTTTGTAAATCTTTGTTTAAATCTCCTGTATATCTTAAAATTGCCTTTGAAGTTAAACCTCTATCATATAAATTATTTAAATATTTTTGACTAGCTTTTGTTCCATTTAATGTTGTAGCTAATGTTTCTCTTACTGACATACCTACAATACCATCTTTACTTAAACCACCTTTTAAATGCAATATCTCATCTTTTTTAAATAGATATATTTTTCCATCTTTGTTATATTCATAATATAAATCTTCTTTACCACTGAATATTTTTGCATTGTCTATCCATATTCTAACTTTTTGAGGGTGTAAAGGATAAATACCTACTAAATACCCTCTATTATCATAACTTAGATAAGCATAAGCATTCCCATGATGGTTTCTCCACATCTCCATTAATGTCATCATAGGTGTTGAAGTCATAAATGGATTTGGTGAAAATTTCAATTTTTGTAATGCCTCATGATTTAATATTTTGTTATTATCATTATCCTTCAAGTGTAAAGATAGTTTTCCAACACTTTCAGATAATACTTTTAAGCAAGTAAAATATGTTACTTCTGATAAATCTGAGCTTACATTTATTCCAAAAAATTCACCAAAATTCATAGAATTAATTGCTGTTTTCTGCTTTTTTTCCTCTCCTTTATTAAAAAATTTTCTAAATATATTCACTCTCTCACCTCCTTTTATTGATTAAATCAAGCCATTCTTCAACAGCTTCATCATTATTTACTGTTTCTTTTTTATTTATTAACATAATCTTCCAGGCATCTATTATTGCATCAACAGGATCTATTCTATTTTTTTGAGATTGTTTATCAATTTTTATCTCTCCAAAACTATTTGCAACAGTTGTAGCATTAGCAATAGACCATTTTAATAAACTATTTCTCTTATCATATAAAACTTGAACTGCCTTAACTGATAGAGCAAAATCCACTGTTGCATCATTTAAACTTTTAGCAGATTGTTTAACTTCTGTTAAATCACAATCTAAAAAATCTAAATCACTTAAAAAACTTCCAGCATTGTGAGCATCATAACCACACTCTAAAATTTTAATATTATATTTTTCAATAATCTCTTTTAAGTGAGTAACAATAAACTTATAATCAGTCTTTATTCCAAATGCTCCAGTAGTCAATGTTAAAAGTCCTTCTCTTACCCATATCCTATATGGAACATCATCAGTTTTTTCATGTTCTGATAATCTTAGTTCTGGCATAAACGAATGGCTATAAATATATATTTGATTATTTTCTAATGGAAATACTAAGGCTATACTTGTTAAATCTCCACCCTTAGATAAGTCAAAACCTAGATAAGCCTCTTTCCCTTTCATATCTTCAAGTGTCAGATTGCTTTCACATTCTTTGAATTTACTCAAATCAATATATTGTCCATCTTTTGCAGTTACCCACATATTTAATTGCTTTGTTAAGAAGTTAGTTAATTCATCTCCACCTTTCTCTTTTGCATCTATTGCTTTTTGGCTATATAAAGCTATTTTCTTTTTGTTTGGTGTTATACCATCTTCCTCAAATAAAAAATAAGGATTAGATTTAAGCCAGTTCTTCCAGTCCCATATATCATCATCCTTATCCATTTCACATATAAAAATAAAGAGAGTTTCTTTTTCAACAACTCCCTCTAATATCTTTTCACAAAATTTATAGTGTTCATAACAGAAACCATTTAAGTTAAAACCTGCTGTAGTAATAGCCAATGTTAAAGCATTCTCAACATCAGCTTGACCATCTAGCAACAGTTTATACATCTGATTATTTGGGTGTGCATGTAACTCATCGCATATAGCTAAAATGTTACCAAACCCATCCATTGATTTTGTATCTCTACCTATTGACCTTATAACCGTTCCAGTTGCTAGGCTCTTTATAGTTCTATCATGTTCTTTTATTTTATAAAGTTCACTTAAATCATTGTCAGACTCTATAAAGTTTCTTATTTCATCCCATACTATGTTAGCTTGGTCTTGCTTAGTTGCAGCACAGAATATCCTATCTTTATTTCCTAACAATGTACTAAACATTGTGGATTCTGCTCCTGATAGAAAACTTTTTCCATTTCTTCTGCCAACTTGCAAATAAGCCTCTCTAAATCTTCTTTCTTTTGTTCTTTTTTTCTTCCATCCATGTAATGAACCTATTATAAATTCTTGAAAGCCTCTTGTTTTTAAATTAGTTCCATCTTTTAATGTTAAAGTATTTGCAAAATTTATAGCAAATTCTGCCTCTTCAACATCAAACTTATACTCTAATTTCTTATTTTTTAAATCATCTAAATGTCTTTTACATGCTAAATACTCCTTTCTGCCTGCTATTTTTTTACCACTTACAACTAATTTTGCATAGGCTGTTGTCCTATCTTTTATCATATTAGCCTTGCTTTCTTGTTTTTAACAAAGTTATAAATTTATTTTCAGCAGGTTCTTCTCTGATTGGTACAACTAATTTTAATCTATCTGTAGTTGCAAGTCCTAATTTTGTTGAGCATTGCATTATTTGTTTTACATATTTTTCCTGAACATTTATTAGAGGGTTTATAATTTCAATTTCTCCATTGGCAGTTTCTTTATAGCAAACAGGTCCTTCTTTTTGTAATTTCTTACTAACATTTACATAGCTATCATAAGAGTTACAGTAGATGGCTAATATTCCTAAATCTAAATTATCTAAAATATTTACTTTTCCTGCTTCAAAAACAATTCTGTCAAATTCTTCTTTTGCAGCTTTAGATAACCAACCAGGAGCAATTAAATTATCTCTATCTATTTTCAATTTTTTTTCTTGTTCTTGTCTAGCTTTTATTTTTTCTTTTCCGATTTTTCCTGAACTTATATCAATAATTTTTCTACTTCTTCCTGCCATATTTTTTCACCTCCATAAACTGAAAATTTCATTTCTGGCATTTTCTCCAGAAAATAGAGGGGAAGCGGTATCAAAGCCAAAGACCAAAAACTTTTTTTGACTCCCCCCTACTT